GGTGCCGACCTCACGGGTGGCCGCCGAACCCTGCGGGCCGGTGGCGCCCTGCGGCCCGGTCGCCCCCGTCGGGCCGGTCGGGCCGTCCACGAGGACAAAGTCGAGGATGGCGTCGGAGGCGTCGCCGCTATTGGTGACCGACGCGGTGCCGCCCGAGGCGACCGAGGTGACCGTACCGACGGTGATGGTGGCAGCCTCGCCCTGCGGGCCGCGAATGCTCGCGTACTCGGGTCCCAGCTCAACGGCCGGCGCAAGGTCGGCCAGGTACACGGTGCCGTTCGTGCCAGCCGTGCCCGGGAGGAGCAGGTCGTAAGACTGGGAAACCCCGTCGATGACCTCGCTCACGACGTAGTACCAATTGCCGGGCTGGTTGTCGGTGTCGTCCGTCGCCGGGAGAGTCACGGTGAACTCGCCCGCAGTGCCCAGTGGAACCGTCACCGACGAGTTGGGGATGGCGACGTTGGCCCCGGCGTTCGTCAGCCACTTGGACGGGGTGAACGTGATCGTGCCGGTGGACGGGTCGCCCTCGGGGGTGATGAACGTGCCCAGCACCACGAGGCTGGTCACGTTAGCGGGGATCGCCATTAGTCCTCCAGGGCTTCAATGCGGGCGGTGAGTGCGTCGACCTTGTCGGCGAGTTCTTGCACGGCGGTGATCAGCATGGGGATGAACACGGACGTCTTGACGTAGAGCGTCCCGTCGTCGGTCTCATCCACAAGTCCCGGGAAGATGTTTTGGACCTGCTGCGCGGTCACGCCGAGGTGAGTCTCGGGGTCGTCAATCCAATTGAACTTCACGACCTCGACCTGGCGCAGGTCTTCAAGGTAGCGGCGCGCGGCGCGGATGTTCTCCTTGTAGCGGGCGTCGGAAAAGCCAGCGTAAGAGTTGGTGCGGGAGAGGACGTCGCCGTCCGCTTGCACCTCAAACTTGTCCTGGCCGGCGGTTGTGACATCTGAACGCAGCCGGAAGATAGGGGCCGTCGTGGTCGTGGTTGGTCGGTACAGGTTGCCGACAATGAGGTCGGCCTCACCTACGAATTGACCGGCCTCCATGCGGTCGGATGTAACCGTCCCCACGACGTCGAGGTTGTTTGTGCAGAGCAGATAGTCACGGACAGAGTTGACGGCGGCCAAGGATGCTATGAGGGTGTTTCCGCCGTAGAACTGCAATGTGTCGGGCGTGCTTGCGGTGCCGTCGGTGATGACGATTCGGCTGCCACTTGTCGATGTCTGGAAGGTGCGGCCCGTGATGGTGCCGCTGGTGATGTTGCTGGCGTTCAAGTTGGTCACCGTGATTTGTGACGCGTCAATCGTGCCCGCGGTGAGTTTGTTGGCGGTGAGGCTGACAATCTTGGCGTCGGTGATGTTGGCGTCTTGAATCTGCGCCGAGCCGATAGCGGCCGCCGCGATGATGGCCGACTCGGCGGTGATCGCTCCCGTGGCGATCTGGAGCGCCGAGATAGCCCCCGCCGCGATAGCCGTGCCGCCCCACTGGCGCTGAATCCACGAGCCGCCCGCCAGGGTGTAGTAGGACCCGTTCCCGGTGTTGATCCATGTGGAGCCGTCCACGGGCCGCTGAGCGGTACCCGAGCCGGTCACGGCCGGGGTCGCGGTGCCGACGAATTGCTGGATGCCGCCAATCTCGGTGGCGTCGAAGTTGATCAGCCCCACGCCGATCTCGCCCGTGCCGATGTTCCCCGCCAGCACGAAGCCGGCCACCGCGGACACCTGGGCGGTGGGGTCCAGTTTCGTGCCGTCGAGCAGGACGGTGACGAGCCGGACGTAGTAGGTGGTGCCGGAGGTTAGCCCGGTGACGTCGAGGCGCCCAGCGCCCAGGATGGTGCCCACGAGGGTCGCGCTCGAGGGGGTGAACCCCGACGTGGTGGAGACGTGGACCTCGACGTAGACCCCGGGAGGGTAGGCGAGGTTGTCGTCGTCGGTACCGGACCAGAACACCACGAGCCCGCCAATGCCGCCGGTCACTGTCGGCGCGGCGGGGTCCCGCGGCGTGGACGGGTCCTCGTCCAGCACAGGCGGCTCGGCAGGTTCCTCGCTCGGCCCACCCGGGCCCGGTGCCGGGTCGTTGATGACGACCGAATCGCTCGCGCCCTGCACGCCCACATTGGGAATGAGCGCCTGGAGTCGCTGCTCCCACAGCAGAGGTGGTCGACGCAGCTCGCCCTCGCTCACAGCACCTCCAGCTCAGGTTGATACGTCGCCGTGCCCTCGTTGTTCGCCATCGCCAACGTGACCACCCGGGCGCGAATCGTGCCACCACCCGAGGGTCGCGGAATCGCGATGATGTCGCCGACCTCGAAGTCCACATACGGCTTGGCGCCGTCAATCGGCACTGCCTCGACAGTCGACGCGAGCGTGATCTGCTTACCTGTCCGGTCCAGTAGCCGCCGGGCGCGGATGCGGGCCGTCGACTCCGACCGGGTCCGCCCCATCTCCAGGTAGGTCTCGCGGCGGCCGAGGGTGTCGTCGTTGCGGGCGCCCTGCGTCCAGCCGTCCTTGTATTGGATGAGCGCCACCGTCTTGAGTTTGCGTTCCGCGGTCGTCTCGAAGCGCAGCAGGTTACGGGCCGGCCAGAGCACGACGCTGCCGGACTTGTCCGTCCCGCGGCGCTCGGCCGCGTTCAACTGGCAGGTGACAGGGTTGATCCAGATATCGGGCCCCAGGTCGATCATCTCGTCGTACACCTTGAGTAGGTCCGAGCCGACCTTGAGCGTCAAGTCCACCGACGTCGACCACGAGCCCGACGTGGGCGAGCCCTCACTAAAGGAGTAGGTGAACTTGTCGAAGCGGTACACGCCGCGCTGCCGGGCCTCTTGGATGAGGGTCCGCAGGATGACGGGGGGCCGGAACTGTGGCTCGGTCGCCGTGACCTGCCAGGTGGTATTGGTGCGCACAATGGGGGCGACGTTCCGGTCAGGCTTGCCGTCCTCGCCGATCTTGAATCCGACGCACAGGAAGCCCGCGTAGCGGTCCTCCCGCAGTTGGATGTCCACCTTGGCGTTCTTGGTGATGTTGACCGCCGACCCGCCCTCGGTCGTCGCCACCTTGAAGTTGTCCTTGGTCCGGTTGACGACGTAGTAGTCGGTGCCGGTGGAAACGCCGACGTCGTCCTTGTTGATCTCGGTGAACCGGATCACGGTGCCGTTGGGGAGCCCATGCTCGCTGGCCTCGACCGTGTCATCCTCGGCACTGATCTCGACCTCGGTGCGGCGAAACGGCTTCCCATTGCGGACCCGGGCGGCGATGGTGTGATCACCGACGCCCAGCACCCGCTCGGCCTTGGTCATCTGGGAGAACGACGGGGCCTCCTCGCTGAACCGCGACGACGACATCAGTTCCTGCCCGTCAAGGTACAGCTCGAAGAAGTTGTCGGCCGTCGCCCAGAACGCGACCTTGGTGCGCTCAGTGAGGGTGAAGGTCTTGCGCATGTAGTTGACGGTGCCAGCGTCGACGTTCTTGGCGGCCGGGTTGGTGCGCCAAATCCAGAACGCGGCAGGGTCCGGCCACTTGCGCGGCAGCCCCTCGCGGCTTGTCGTGTCGTCCTTCCAGCGCACACCCTGGGCGTTAGTGAATCCTGCCGTGGTCGTCCAGTTGCCGTCCTCGGCGGCGAAGTTGAACGGCCGCTCGCCGATGAAGTTCTCCCGCAGGCCGGCCTGGGGGTAGGTGATGGCGTCCTCGAGCCACGCGAGGATTCCCCGGCCGGACGCCTTCATCAACTGCTGGTTCGACCCGTCGACCAGGCTGCGGTCAATGGTCTCCACGAACCACGCGAATCGGACAGCGCCCTCGTACTGGACGCGGACGACGTTGTCCCGAGCGAGCAGCGCCGCGTCATCGGAGGCCATCGGGACGGTGACCGTCCCGAAGCCGGGCGCGTTGAACTCGTCCACGAACTCCACCTCGGACCCGGTGCGAATCTCGCCGAGGAAGGTGGTGTTAGTGGCGTCATAGACGAGCAGGCGCAGGTTGTCGCTCACAGGTAGGAGCCCTTGAACTTGAGCTTGACGGTGCCGCCGCCAGTAAGGGTGAGGCTATTGACCCCCGGGCTCAGCAGGAACATGCCCGTGCTCAGCGCCGGGCTGTACGTCACGTCATCGGACACGTCGACCGTGCCCTGGGTCACGGTGAAGTTGCCCGAGTCGACCACGACAGCGGTGCCGGTGGTGATGGCCGAACCGAACTCGAGGAACGACTCCCGGGTCGTGTTGGCGAGTTTCTGCGCGGTGCCGCCGGCAAACTCGAGGATGACCTCAGTGGCGGCCTGGTCGCCCGGGACGTTCAACGTGAACGTGCCCGACTTGACGCCGCTGTCGACGTAGTCCTCATCCAGCCACGTTCCCGAAAGCATCGTGAACTCGACGGCGATGCGGCCGACGCGGTTGCTCAGCTCCTCAACCGCCTCGAGCCCGGTGACGTAACGCACCCGGGCCGTGGCGACCTGCGGGCTGCCCGACGGGCTCAGGATCGTCCGCGTGATCGTTGACACGTTGCCCGAGTTGAACAACGCCGCCACCGCTGCGCGCGCCTTCGCCAGGTAGTCCGCCCGGGTCGTGCCGATGATGGTCCCGTAAATCGTCAACGGGCTCGGCCCGATCCACGGCGTCGTCGCGATAGCGCCGCGACGGCCCGGGACGAGATAGTCGTCCTGGAGGACGGTGGGGGCGTGGATGCCGCCGTCGACCCGGTTGACCGTCATGAGGGAGGTGAGGGCGACGCCGTTGATCGCGTATGAGTCAGCCATCGAGTCCCGCCTGCCATGCCATGCGCCGCAGGGCTCGCGGCAGTGACCGCTCGGCGGGCTCCCCGCCGACCTGAGTGACCGTGATTCCTCCGTTGATCGTGAGCCCGCCACCGCTACGAGCTGGCATCGGCCGCGACGGGCCAGGGGCCTCCGACATCAACGAGGCCGGCATCCGGCCAGCGTTCAGCATCGACAAGAACTGCACGCCGAACTTCTTGACGGCCGCCGCCTGCACGACAAACTCGCCATTGGACAGCCGCGCCGGGACCATGTCGTCACGCGGACCACCGGGGCCAGTAATGAGCCCGCCGGTAGAGTAGCCGCCATAGGCATCTTCGCGACCGTCGGACTTGTGCTGAGTGTAGACGGTGACGGTGACAGTCTTGTCCTTGAGCGCGTCAAGCTTGGCCTGCACGGCGTCGACGTTCACGCCGGCGGCGGCGAGGTCGTCAATGAGCGCCTGGAACGGCTCGAGCAGCTTGGCCCGCTGCTCGGGCGACATATTCGTGCGCTCCATCATCTGGCCGAGGGAATCTAGGGCGCCTTGCGCAAACGCGGCCTTGTCCGACAGCGTGCCCTGAGTTTCGGCCGCGACGGCCGTCATCTCGGCAAAGTTGAGCAGGTTCTCGTAGTTGGCTCGACCCTTTTCGGTGTTCTCATCAAAGGTCTTGCCGTTTTCCTTGAGCCCAACGCGCAGTCGGTCTAGTGCTTCCTCGTAGTTGAGCAGCGCGCGAGTGTCCGAGAGGAACCCGTTGAGTGTCGCGAACTCCAGGGCCGCGTCCCCGGCCTCGTCCCCGGCCTCGCCCACTGCGTCGCCGAGGTCCTGCATCGGGCCACGCGCCTCCATGGCCGCGTCCTTCATCTTGTCGACGCCAGTGATCGCATCGTCGGTGCCGCTGACAAGGCTAGCAATGCCGCTGAGGACGCGTCCGGTCGCCATTCCGCCGGTGTTCTGCCAGAACTGGGAGAAACTGACGAGCCAGTTGTCGCCTCCGCCCGATGAGCCGACATCGCCAAGAGCGCCCACCAGATCGCCAACGCCGCGAACAAGTGAGCCGATCTGCTGGCCGGCTGTTTCCGCAACAGGCTGGAGGTTCCGCAGCGCCTCAGTGAGGCTGTCGACCCCTTCCTTGGTGTCGTCGCCGAAGCCAGCCAACAGTCCGCGCCCGAAGGCTTCCTTGACGTTGTCGTACTCGACGTTCAGAATCCGCAGGCGGCCCTCGAGGGTTCGCGCCTCAGCGGCCGCGACGCCCTTCATCTTGCCGGTCGCGTCGAGGATGGCGGCAGCCATGCCCTCAGTCTTGACCGTGGCCTCATCGACCACGATGTTGTATTGCGACAGTCGACCGGCCGTCTGCGTTTGGATGGCGCGAGCCATCGCCTCGTAGACGGTCTTGAAGTCCTTACCGGTGGCGATGGAGGCGTCTAGGGCCGCGTTCATCAGCTCCATGGACTGCCCGACGTCCTCGGTCGCCATCATGAGCAGGCCGAACGCGGGCCGCAACTCCTCGTCGGCTACGCCGCGGGCGGACTCCATCTTGGCGATGAAGTCCTCGATGCCGGTTTGCTCGTGGGCCTGGCCGAGATTCTTGAGCGTTTCGCCGAGGACGGCCACGGTCTTGGCGTCCTTGATGGCGGCGTCAACGCCCTCTTTGCCGAGCTTGATGGCGAGCGCGCCAGCGGCGGCGGCGGCAGCGATGAGGGCAGGCCCGAGGACGCCGCGCAGTTGGGTCGCGACCGCGCCCATCTTGCCCTTGAAGGTGCCGGCCGACTTCCAGGCCGACATCATGCCCTGCCCGAACGAGCGGGTGTTGGCGACTAGGTTGACGGTTAGCGTGCGTCCACCGGCCACGACCTAGCCCCTTTCGAATTTGCGCTTGACGCGGTCCAAGGCTTCCAGCCACTTCTTGACTGCCTCAGGCTTGTATTTGCCCATGCTGCGCATCCAGCCGAAGCCATCGCCGAATGCGGGGGGCAATGTCCCGGCCGCACCTGCGCGACCCTTTCCGCCAGCGTGCGACGGGTAGCGCACCGCGGTCGGCGATGCGCCGCCGGAGAAGGCGCGGCGATTGGACCCGATGCTTACCGACGGGATGCGGTCCCGTTTCGCCCGGACAGTTGACGAGATTCGACCGCCCCACGGTCCCGCGCTTTCGGCGGCGGCTTTCCAGTACGGCACCATGAGGTCGGTGGCGATCTGCTGCGACGACTTGCGCATCTCGTCGGAGGCTTCTTTCGGCAGGCGCCGCAGGTCGCGCATCATCTCCGTGAGCCCGAATATCTGGACGTCAGCGACGCGAGCCATGCTGCTCCTATCGGCCCAACTGCTTGGCCCGCCAGTTGAGAAACTTCGTCATGGTGAAGAGCATTCGATCCGACTCGGCCATGAGCGCCGAGGGGGCGATGCCCGTTTCGCACGCCAACCAGGCGATCAGCCAGTGGGCGGACTGGTCTCCAAAGGGACAATTTCGGCGTCCGCCATTTCGATGCCGTCGACGTTGTCCAGCCACGCGTCGAAGTCTGAGGTCACCTTGCCGGAACGCTTGAGACCGTGCCACGCGAGCCACGCCATGTCGGTGATGCGCACGTTGGACGCGATCTCGGCGATGGACTTGTCGAACTCGCGCTCGAAGGCGACCTGATCGGCGACCGATGCCGTTGCATCGGTCGCCGACCCGTCGCTGTGGATGACCTTGAAGTTGAGCCGCACAGGTAGCTCCTAACTTAGAACGTGCCGGTGGTGGACTTGGTGACCTGCCCGACTGCGGGCCACGTCACCGAGAAGGTCGAGATGTCGCCGACCTGGGAGTTGATGAGGTCCTGCTGGGAGCACAGGACCGTGACGGTGTAGAGCGGGGCGGTCGCCGACGCGGTGCCCTGGCTTAGGGCCGTGCCAGCGAGCACCTTGATCTCAGCGGTGCCACCGAAGACGCTCCCGACGGTGTCGGCCACCGAGCCGGACGCGTAGTCCTGGTGGAAGTCGATGGTGACGCTGGCGTCCTCGAGGCCGCCGATACGCGAACGGGCGGCCTGCCCGAGCGCGGTGGTCTCAATCTCGTCGACGGTCTGGTTGATGGTGACCGCCGCGATGTTGCCGGTCAGGTCGACGGTGCCGACCTTCACGCGGGTGTTCTTGCCGATGAACTTCGCCATGATTCTCTCTCCTAGTTGGCGATGACGGTAACTACGAACTCGGCGGTCACATAGGTGATGTCACCGAGAGCGAGGCTGGACTGCCCTCGCATCTCCGTGACTCGACAGTCGAGGGCATTACCGCCGAGGGTGGGATCGCCTTCGATTGCCGCCTTGATCGACAGGTTGCCGCTGGGGTTGCAGTAACCGTCGAGCGAGGTTTGTGCGGTGCGCTCGGCCACGCGGCCAACGATCACCATGACGACGAACGTGTATTCGTCCGAGCCGCGCCCGAGCGCGGTGTCGTAGGACACTCGCTCGGGGTACACGATGGCCTGCGGGGGCATCGGCTGGTCGGGGATGGTCGCCGAGGTGCGAAGCCCGCTAATGGTGGCAAGCCTCGTGGCGAGCCCGCTGCGCAAGTTGGACAGGGTCGCCACTACGCCACCCCATTGACGCGGCGGTAAGCCTCCACGAGTTGCGTGACGTCGGGGTCCAGGCCGCGGGACACGCGCATGACGCCGAGGTCCCCGAAGCCGGCGACCCCGAGGGGGGACTCAAGCCGCTTGAAGATTCGGGCGGCTTGGATGACGGTGGCTTGAGTGATCGTCGTGGGGATGTTGGGCCAGCCCCAGGACGCGGTCACCTTCACGGTGGTCTCGGAGTCGATAGGGAAGACGTAGTCGCCAATGGCCCGCAGTCGCGTGTACGGCCACACGATGCCGCCCAGGTAGTCGTTCAACGGCTCGGCCTGGATGTCGCCCGTGTGGGCGGTGAGGTCCCAGGTAATGTCGTAGACGCCATCCTCACTCGAGGAGGTCTCCACGGCGGTGATACTGCGGGCGTCGTCAATCTGGACGACGTAGGGGTCGTGAGCGTGGAAGTAGCGCGTGGCCGTGCCAGCGGAGACGAACGACCGGCCGCAGTAGCCGTCGATGAGCCGCGATGCGGACTCCACCGCCATCTCCAGCAGCGCGTCGTCAATGGCGTCCGCTGACGGGATGCGCAGCGCGCCCTTGATCTGCGCCAGGGTCGCGTAGCCATTGCTGATCGCCACCGGGGTCTCCTTACTTCACAATCCACGCGCGGACGTAGGTGTCCACGAGAACCGGCCAGCCCTCGGCCTGCGCGTACCGGCCCACGAGGTAGCCCTTGCCGGCGTGCGGCTGGTTGTCGTCGACGGCCACCACCGAGCCTGACCTCAGCATCGGAAGGGCGGCCTCGAGTTCCCGCTCGTGATGTTCTTGGCTGGGCACCGGGTGGGCCCAGTCAATGTCGAACGAGTCCAGGTACAGGAAGTCGGCCATCAGGCCGGACTTCAATGCGAGGTAGGTAAGAAACGCGACGGAGTCGCTGCGCTTCACGATGGTCTTGTCCGAGGTCAACGACTGCGCGAGCTGCACGGCCTTGGCGTCGATGTCGACCGACCAGACCTGCCCGCCTTGATAGTTGACGAACGCGTCCCACACGAGGGTCGATTGCCCGTCACCGGCCCAGTTGTTCTCCTGCCGCAGGCAGCCGGTCTCCACGATGGTGACGTCTCGGCCGAACGACTCAAGATATTCGGTAATGGCGGCGAACGCCTGGGCGCGGTGCCCAAGGTCCGACATCCGGTACTGGAGCCAAGCGTCGCGGAACGTCACGCCGTCAACTCCTCAAGCAGGGGCGCCCAGCCGGTGCGATAGATGAGGTCGGCGTCGTAGCCCTGGGCGAACGCGACGGCAGTGTCGGATACGCCGCGGCCCCGGTCGTAGGCTTCCTCAAGCGCGTCCACGATGGAGCCGACGAGTGGGGTGAAGAACCACGACCCTTGCCCGTGGTCCCAGGTTGGCTGCACTTCGACCTTCCACCCGTCGCCGACGAGCTCGGGCTGGGCGGTGGCGTCCGACACGATGATCGGCACCCCGCAGGCTTGGGCTTCGATGGCGGGGATGCCGAAGCCCTCGCCGCGGGACGGCTGGAGCAGGACGTCCATCGCCGAGTAGATGGCCGCGAGGGCTTCCTTCGGAATGTTCGTCCGGTAGGAGTAGACGTCGACGAAGCGCAGCCGCTCCGTCGGGATGCCGCAGGCGGCCGCTAGGGCTTTCAGGTCTAGGCCGTTCATTGCCGGCGTCGCCTCAGTGTGCAGGTAGAACCAGACATCCTCGTGGCGCTGCATCATCATGCCCATCGCGAGGAACGCCTCAGCGAAGCCCTTGCGATCCCAGGTTCCCTTGTTTGCCGAGTTCATACCGACCAAGTACGCGTCCTCGGGGACGTCCATCCACTTGCGCGCCGGGATCGACCCCTCGGTGCCGTGGATCAACTCCGTCGGATTGAAGACCTTTGTGTCGATCGCGTGCGGGATGTAGCGGGTCTCAATGCCGGCACGCTCAATCGTGTCCTTGCCAAACATCGACATGGCAATGGGGGTCACGTTGTCCTTCGCCAGCCACTTGGCAACCTCGGGCACGAGGGGGAAGTGGTCAACGGGAACCCATGACGCGATCCGGTCGAGGATGTCCCAGCCGGCGCCGCGGAACACCCAGCAGTCGAACAGGGTGACGACGAGGGGCTGCTGGCCCGACGGCTTGCCCCAGTGCATAGCGTGGGCGGGGATGACGTCGTTGGAGTAGACGTCTAACCCTCGCGGGTAGAGCGGGACGCCTTCCCATTCGGTGATGGTTCCTTCGACGCCGTAGTTCGTCGCGACCGCGACTTCGTACCCGTCGCGCTTGATCCGGCTGACCGCTTGCGCGGTTTGCTCGCCGTATCCCGTGCCCGTGAAGGGCGCGTTGGACGACCAGAGGATTCGTCGTGCGCCAGTCCGGTCTGGACGAGCCACGCCGCGAGATACGGCGGCACGTCGAGCGGGGTTCCCGCTGCGTGGACGATTCTTGGTTCGGGAGGCATTGCCCACCTTTCGAGCCTTTCTGTGCGCAGGGTGACCGGCCCCGCGCCCCTGCGCAAACGCGGGGCCGGTCGATTGGGGTGCCTAGTGACTAGGCGGTGCCACCAATAAAGTGGCGAACATGGCTGGTTTGCGGCAACGCACCGTCGACACGCACCTGAAAACGTAGAGTCGTTTCGCCAGTATTGAACGCAAAATCGTCAGATCTTGCCACGTCGATACCGCCGACCATGCGGGTGTAATAACTAGGCAGATGCCCGGCCAAAACGGACTTTGAGCCGCTGCCCTGCGCCGCCATGTGGGGGTTCTCGATCAGCGGGAACCCAAGGAGCGTATCTGCAACCCCGGCCTGAACGGTCGGGATGTAGACGTAGTCGCCGCTTGAGTTCTTCAGCTTCCGCATCGCGCCGATGGTCGCGCCCGACGCCATGATGCCGAAGCCCGGCAGACGACGAGCAGCGCCGTCGAGGGAGTAGACGAGGTCGATCAGCTCGTCAGCCTTGAACTCGCCCGTGCCACGGGTCGAGTCAGCCGTGCCGCCAGTCTTGCCCAGCGTCGAGGCGGGAACGATGCCCTGCGGCTCAACGGTGCCGGTGCCCAGCGTGAGCACGTTGTTGACCGCGTAGCCGATCGCATTGCCGGCCTGCTGGCCCAGGAAGCCGATCACGTCGATCTGCGAATCCGCCAGGAACTCGGACGAGACCTGGATGATGAATCCGTACTTGTACGACTTCAGCGTCGTCTTGCCGAAGGTCGGGTCCTCGGCGTCGAACGCGTCGCCTTCACCCTCCTTGTTGGCGGTCGACCACGCCGACAGCGACGGGAGGACCAAGTCCTCACCGGCAGCGGTCGTGAGAACGGTCACGACGCTGGGGTCCATCATCGGGCCAACAAGGCGCGCCTGGTCGATGACGACGTTCGAGAACGACGTCGGGACGGGGGCGTTGCTCGTGGCCTTGGTGATGTCGCGGGCCTCAAAGGAGAACCGGTGCGAGCGGCGCTCCCCGCCAAGAATCTGGCGCAGAACATCGGCGTCGGTCTGTGCCGGGGCCTCGCGGGACTCCACGGGGCGAGCAACATCCTCCAGGCCCTTCATGGACTCGGCGATCTCGCGCTCGCGGCGCTCCGCCTCCATGAGGGTGTCAATCGTGGCGCGCTTCTCGTCCAGCTCCGCGAACGTGCGGTCGACGAACTCGCGCTCCTCAGCGGACAGGGCGCGGTTCTCGGCCGCAGCCTCGTCCATCTTGGCCTTCGCTGCGTGGTAGGCCGACTGGCGGTCCTCCACCAACTTCTTCAAATACTCGGACATGCAATCCCTCCAGGGGAGTTAGGTGGATTGCGCAGGGGTGGGTGAATCCCGCGGGGCTCCCCGGCGGGTTGGTCCTCGACGCGGGGCACCCGCGACGTCGAGGAAGTCTTAGACGGCCTTGTAGGCCAGGTCCAGCTGCGCCCGGAGCACGTCCAGGGCGGCCTTGATGTCCTCACCGGAATCGGTAACCGGCTCGTCCACGACGACCGGGGGCTCGGGCGCCAACTTCGCCACGACGGTCGACAGCAGCCCGGCCTGGTCCTCAGTGAGGGACTGGCCCCGCTCAAGGGCGTTGAGTGCGTCGTTGAGCGCAGCGGCGTCCTCGCCGGTCTTGTCGGCGAGCTGGTCGGCGGCGCGGACCTGGGCCGACGTCGCCTCGTAGGCCGGGAACGTCACGACGGACACCTCAAAGAGGTTGACCTCGCGCAGCGTGCGGGTGGCGCCGTCGCTGCTCCACTCGTCGCCGCCACGCGGCACGGTGAAACCGAACGACATGGCGTTGACGTCGCCGCGCTGCATGAGCACCGACAAGTCACGGCCCGCCGTCGTGGGCGGCAGATCGGCGTCAGCGCGCAAGCCTCGGGCGTCCTCGCTGAGGCGCAGCGTCCCCGAGCGCGTCGACCCCAGCACCTTCTCGGGGTTATGGTTCAGCAGCATCCGCACGTTGTTACGGGCCGACAGGGTGCGGGAAAAAGCGCCAGGGGCGATGAACTCGCGGAACCCCATGTCCACCGACTCAGAGTTGAACACGGCCGCGTACCCGGAGAAGCTCATGCCGTCGCCGGTTTCGCGGGTCTCCCACTCGTCAACGGTGACGGTGCGGGTCTCGAGGTTGGTCATCCTCGCTCCTAAATCTGGGCGTTTTCTTCGGGCTGCAACTGGTTCGACGCGAGCCCGGTGTGAGCCATCGGGGGCAGGTCAAGGGCGGCTAGGACGCTGGCCGGGTCATAGCCAACCTGGACAAGCTTCGACGCCATCTCCACGCGCTTGTCGGTTTCGATAAGGCCAGCAGCCGTCAGGTCGATGTTGGCGAGCGGGACGCGCACGACGTCGCCGCCGTCCATCGGCGGCAGGTCGAGCAGTCGGCGGATGTCGTTGACGGAGTAGTAGCCGGCCTGCAAGCCAGTTGAGAACATCTGAGCCTGGGCGGTGGAGTCGCCGCGCATCAGGCCGTCCATGTTGATCCGCAGGAATGACTCACCGGGCAGTAGCCGCGTGTGAGCCTCTTCAATCTTCGACACAAGGGGCAGCAGCGAGTAGCGGACAAACTGGATCGCGTTGTGCTCGACCGATGCGTAGGACATCGCCCCGGGAGTGTTCAACCCGATCATGGACGGGGGCACGCGGAACACTCGCGCAATCTCCTCCACGGCGAACTGCCGAGAGGCGAGCATCTGGGCCTGCTCGGCATCCGAGCCCGTCTTCGTAAACTTCGCACCACCGGACAGCACGCCCGGCCGGTGCGCCTTCGACAGGCCCTTGTGTGCGGACTCGAAAGCGTTGACGAGCTCCTTCGCCTGCTCCTGCGTCAGGTTCCCCGGGAACTCAATAATGCCCGACGTGTTGGCGCCGTTAGAAAAGTAACGCGATGCAAACTCATCTAACGCTCGCGCCAGCCCGAGGGTCTGCTTGACTTCCTCAATGCGGGACACGCCCTTGAGTGAGCCGGGCTTGCGCATCTCGGGGATATACAGCACCTCGTCGGCGCTCAAGACCGCCGTGCCGCCGTCGATAACGTACTCAGGCC